TATCCCTGTCAGGATCCGACGCATCCGCCGGCATCGGCCGCAACAAGAACATCAGCGGCAACGCATACTGCTGGGGTGACGCTTTTGATTTTTTCGTTCACTACGAACATAGCGGAGACTTCACCGCCGCCGTGCGGGCCTACGGGGCCGAGATCAGCGCGCCCAAGGCCAGTATCCCCGACGATGGGCTGGCCGACTTCGACTACGTCGCGCCCCAAGCTGCCCACGACGACGGGAGCATCGAAATACCGGACAGCCCCACGGACGCCCCAGAGGCCGCGCAGGACTGGCCGACGCTTTACGATATGTTTGACGAGGCCAGCATCGAGCCGCGCCGGTGGATCTACGGCCACCATTACCTGCGGTCCTTCGTCAGCGTGCTGGCCTCGGCCGGCGGGGTCGGCAAGACATCCCTGCAGATCGTGGAAGCCCTGGCCATCGTCACCGGCAAGCCCCTGCTGGGCGAGGAAGTGAAGGAACGCACCAACGTGTGGATCGTCAACCTGGAAGACCCGATCGAGGAACTCCAGCGCCGCATCCTGGCCGCCATGAAGCACTACGGCATCCAGGCCGACGACGTGCGCGGGCGCCTGTTCGTCAACGCCGGCCGGGACTTTAGCCTGAAATTCGGCACGCAAACCCGCGAGGGTGTCGTCCCGAACACGGCCCTCGTCGAACACCTGCTGAAGAAGATCCCGGACAAAGGCATCGGGGTCGTGTTCATCGATCCGTTCGTCGGCGCCCACAACATCAACGAGAACGACAACATGGCCGTGAACGCCATCGTGGCCGAGATCCGCAAGGTGGCCGACGTGACGCAATGCTCGATCGGCCTCGTCCACCACATCCGCAAAGGCAACGGCGAAGACGCCAACATCGACAGCGTGCGCGGTGCCGGCTCCCTGATCGGTGCCGCACGGGCTGCCAGGGTGGTCAACCGCATGCCACTGGATGAGGCGTCAAGGCTGGGCATAGACGAGGCCGAGGCGCGCAGCATCTTCCGCGTGGACGACGGAAAGGCGAACCTGGCACCGCCGGCCGACAAGGCGCTATATCGCAAAATGGTGGGCGTTAAAATCGACAACGGGGAATGGATCGGGGTCTGCGTTCCTTTTAAGCTGCCCGACGTATTTGACGGTGTCAGCGCCAAAGACGCTAAAAAGGCGCAGCAGATTGTTGCCGACGCTCACAGCAATGGAGAGCCGCTGCGCGAGAGTTCTCAGGCGTCAAACTGGGTCGGCATCCCGATCGCCGATATGCTTGGCGTGGACATCACCGAGAAGGCCGGCAAGGTAAGGGTCGGCATGATCATCAAAACATGGATGCGGACAAACGTGCTGGCCACCGAGAAGGTGTTCGACGCGAAGAAGGGTCGCGAACTCCCGGTCGTGATCGTCGGCGAGTGGATCAACAGCGATGAAATTTGATGCCGCGTCGATGATTCCCCACCTTGAAAACTCAGGTGGGGAAAGGTGGGGAAGGTGGGGAAAAACCAGTTTCCCACTACCCACTCCCCCCTTTAGGGGGGGGTGGTGGTGGGGTGGTAACTTGACTGACGAGTGAGGTGGGGAAAAGGTGGGGAAAAAATGACCAGAGAGAGGACAAGCACGATGGCACAGAAACCAACCCGGCAGCGCAAGGATGACCGCCTGCTGCACCCGGCGGCAACGGCAGAGCAGATCCGCTGTGACGCGGCCCTGGGGCCTTTCGACACGGCCGTCCGCGCCATGGACCGCAAGTGGGGCGTTGACCGCCTGATGGAGATCGTCTCGCCCGAAAGCGCGGACAAGTGGGCCCGCGCAATGGCAGGGCTAAATGAATCAATTCAAAACGACGACCCGGATAAAACCAAAGCATGGGTTGATGTCTGCCTGCGCGGCCTGAAAGCAATGGATGACGAAGCCGTTAAAAGCGGGCAGCCAATATCAGACCCGATGATCTGGGAATATCAATACGAAGGCACGACCTACGGTATTATCGAGGACGGGCGTCACTGGCCGGCTGCATACGACAAGCGGCCGGGTCTGGTGATCTTCAACATGCGCGAGGTGGCGGTCGCCCTGCACGAGAGACGCAACGGGCTGGTGGACGCTGTCAAGCTGGCCTTCCCGGGCGCAGAGGTGACAGAGGTGCGCAAGGTGAAGCAGCCACTAGATGACGCGATCGATTTCCTGTAAGGTGCAAACTCAATCCACCGGCCGCATGGTCGAGATGAGAGGCAAGATGAATCCATTTCCCGCGTATAAAACTGTTTCTGTCGGAAAATTGGTTCCTTACGCAAGAAACAGCCGCACCCACTCGCCGCAGCAGGTTGACAAAATCGCCGCCAGCATCCGAGAGTTTGGCTTCCTGAACCCGATCATCGTGGACGGCGAGAACGGCATCATCGCGGGCCACGGGCGCGTCATGGCAGCCCAAAAGCTGGGCCTGGCCGATCTGCCGGTCATCGAGGCATCGCACCTCACCGAAGCCCAGCGCCGTGCCTACGTCATCGCGGACAATCGCCTGGCGCTGGACGCAGGGTGGGACAACGATCTGCTGAAGGTCGAGTTGCAGGATCTGGACAGCCAAGGCTTTGACTTGACGCTGACGGGGTTTGAGTTGGGCGAGATTGGCGACCTACTGGCCGAGCCTGCCGAGGGACTGACCGACGACGACGCTGTGCCTGACGTGCCTGCGGTGCCGGTGACGGTCGAGGGCGACGTTTGGTTGCTCGGGCGGCATCGGCTGATGTGCGGGGACAGCACCAGCATCGATGCGGTTGAGCGGCTGATGGCGGGCGCGGCGATAGACCTTGTCCACACCGACCCGCCTTACGGGATAAATGAAAAGGGGATGCGCGCCGACCGTGGCGGCCTCACCACGAACTCAAAGCTGCCTGACTTCAACGACGCAAACACTGATGCAGCCAGAGACGCCTTTAACCTTTGCGAAGGTATGGGGATAAAGCGGCAGGTTTGGTGGGGCGCAAATTACTATGCGCACGCATTGCCAGAAACGGCAAATTGGTTCGTGTGGGACAAGCGCGTAGACGATAAATACAAAGACACGCAATCCGATTGCGAGCTGGCTTGGGTCAAGTCGAAGTGGTCCAGCGTTAGGATCTTTCGTCACGTCTGGAAGGGCATGATAAAGGACTCTGAAAAAGGGCAGAAGCGGGTTCATGCAACACAAAAGCCTGTCGCGTTGGCTGAATGGGTCTTTGATTACTACAAAGACGTCAAAACAGTCCTCGATTTGTTTGGCGGCAGCGGCAGCACGCTGATTGCGGCTGAGCGGTCTCAAAAGCAATCGTTCCTGATGGAGATGATGCCAGAATACTGCGACGTCATCATCACCCGCTGGCAGGACTTCACCGGTCAGGCGGCAACGCTTGAGGCGACCGGAAAGACGTTCGAAGAACTCAAGCAGAAGCGCGAGGCCGCATGATGCCGTCAGTCCCACCCGATCGCACGCACAGCCCAACCGACACGCAGCGTCAGCTTGTGCAACTGCACGCATCCATCGGCACGCAGCAAGAGGTCATCGCCGACATCATCGGCATCGATGCCAAGACGCTTCGCAAGCACTACCGCGAAGAACTTGACCAAAGCATGGCCAAGGCAAACGCCCAGATCGGCGGCGCGTTGTTCAACAAAGCCAAAGGCGGCGATACCACTGCGATGATCTTTTGGATGAAGACCCGCGCGGGCTGGCGTGAGAAGCAGGATGTCAACCTGACCAGCAACGATGGCCCGCTGACCATCCACTGGAAAAATGCCGACAATTGAAATCCCTTACACGCCGCGCAAGCAGCTTCAGCCGTTCCACGATCGGAAGGAGCGGTTTGCCTGCATCGTGGCCCATCGCCGTTTTGGTAAAACCGTGGGCGCAATCAACGACCTGATCCGGGCAGCCATCACGACGCCCCGCGAGAACGTGCGCTGCGGCTACATCGCGCCCTACTACAACCAGGCCAAGGCGATCAGCTGGGATTACATCAAGCAGTTCACGGCGCCGATCCCCGGCATGTCTTACAACGAAAGCGAACTGCGGGCCGACTTCCCAAACGGGGCGCGCTTGCGGCTGTTCGGCGCCGACAACTACGATTCCATGCGCGGTTTGTATTTCGATGATGTTGTGCTGGACGAGCCCGCGGACTTCCCGGCCAACGCCTGGCCGACCGTCATCCGCCCCGCACTAGCCGATCGGCAGGGTCGGGCGACGTTCATCGGCACGCCGAAGGGCAAGAACGAGTTCTGGGAAATCTATGACAAGGCCACGCGCGACGATAACTGGTTCACGCTCGTCTTGCCGGCGTCCGAGACGTTCGTCATTCCGCAGATCGAACTTAACGACGCCCTGAAGACCATCGGCCCGGATCGGTATGACCAGGAGTTCGAGTGCAGCTTTGAGGCGGCCATCATCGGGGCCTATTACGGCAAGGAGATGAAAGAGATGACCGCCGGCGGCCGGATCAGGAACATCCTCCCAGAGCCGCAGGTTGGCGTTGTGACGGCGTGGGATCTCGGGATGGACGACTCCACCTCGATCATCTTCGCCCAATTCGTCAACAACGAAGTCCGCATCATCGACCATATCGAGGACAGCGGCCACGGGCTGGCCCACTACGCGCGCCTGCTGTCTGAAAGGCCGTACACCTACCTGGCACACGTCCTGCCGCATGACGCCCGTGTGCGCGAACTGGGCAGCGGTTTGTCGCGCGTTGAGACGCTTGAGGGCCTTGGTCTGCGGAACATCACAATCGCTCCGAACATCCCGATCGAGGATGGAATCCAGGCTGTGCGCAACGGGCTGGCCCGCACGTTCATCGACAGCAAGCTGATCAAGTTTACCGAGGCCCTGAGACAGTACCAGCGCGATTGGGACGAGCGTTCGAAGACGTGGCGATCCAAGCCCAAACATGACCAGAACTCGCACTCAGCCGACAGCGCGCGATATCTGTTTGTCGGCTATCGGCCCGTTGAAGACGACTGGAAGACGCCCCTGCGCAGGGGTTTGAAAGGTATCCTATAACGTGATAGGGTAGCCCGAACGAAGGGGCGAGCGCATGGCCAACGGGCTTCTTGAACTATTGATGCAGGCCCGCGAGTCTGGACGCGGTGCGCGGGCGGATCTCGAGAACTCGATCAATTACTACATCCCGCCCGAGTTGCGCGGCCTGCTGGGCTTTGCCGCCGAGGCCAACCCGGTTGTGAGCATGGAGCGCGCGGGGCAGGACGCCCAGAGGCTTGTGCAGCCTGGGCTGTCGGGCTGGGACCGCATGGCGGCTGCTGGTGATATGGCGTCGAACATGGCGGGCGTTCTGGCGCCTATGGCTGCGGGGCGTGCCGTTGGCATGCCGGTTGTGCGGGCTCTGGAAGAGGGCTTGCTTGGCATGTCGATGACGCCAGAGGCTGCGGCATTGCGGCAGTTTGGGGGCGATGAGTTTGGCGGGGTGAATCTGCCGCTTACCAGAGAAAATGCACCGCTCATCGGCCATCACAATCTTTCGCCGAAGGGCGTGGAGGTTTCCAGCAGCATCGGCGGCATACCAATGCCATCGATGGCCATCTCTCGCGCCGACTATCCGCTGACAAACTTCGGTGACATCACCTTGCTGGCAAAACAAGGAATGGTAAGCCCGTCGCGAAATACCGGCGTTTGGCCGACGGATGTTTATACTGGAAGACAGCCGCGCGGCGAACTTCAATTTTCTAACGAAAAAGCCACCACAGCAGCGATGAAAGCCGACCCAAATTTCGGCCACATGCGCGACATTTCGTACTGGATGGGAAGCACAAACAGCTTTGATGACGCCAACCGCATGATGCAAACCGCACAGCTTGGTGCGCGGGCGGGCATAGACCCAAAAGCCTATGACGGAATGTTTGACTACGTCCGGGATGTCCAAGCGAAACTTGGGTACTCTGCGTTTGAAGATGCACCGTCAATGCCTGGTTTTGAGGCCTATGGTGGCGTTGAGCGGGTCTTGTACCCTAAAGACATGTTCACCCCGTCAGGGAACAGACGGAAGCCTGTGCCATACACTCTTGATTCGGTAATGGACCGGATGGCGAAAGAACGCGCCTACACAGCGGGCTCCGAGGGCTGGGATTACGGACCGGCGTCCTTCCGTGCGATTGTTACGCCGCCGTTCAAGTCCATGAACGAGATTCAGGCCGCACGGGGAAGTATTGTTACGCCGGCCCAGATGGAAGAAACGAAAGACGCTTTTTCCAACGCTTACGGCACCATACTGAACGACGTGAACGCTGCGTATCGTGGCGGTGGTTACGCAGAAGGCACTGAAGCGATGAGGGAACTTGCGCAAGGCAAGAACCCAACGTGGTTTGGTGACATACCGGCCCAAACGCGGCAGGATGTTCGCAGCCTTGCCGAGATTACACGCGGCTTGCCGACAGAATATTTCGAGGCGAAACCGCGCATCGCCTACCAATTAAGGGACTTCCCTGCAGCAATCGTTCCTGAAGGGGACATTGCATCTGCTGACGCCTTGCGTTCGGCTGGCGTCAGGCAAGTGCTAACTTATGGGACGCCTGAAGAGCGAGTCGCGTTGTTCAAGAGGTTCCCGGAACTATTATTCTCGGGCGCCGCAGGCGTTCCACTTGGCCTTCTCGCCATGCAGCCCGAACAGGAGCAATACTGATGCCACTGAAAAAAGGTTCGTCAAAGAAGACGATTTCGGCTAACATTCGGTCGGAAATAAAGTCTGGCAAGCCCCAGAAACAAGCCATCGCCATCGCTCTCAGCAAAGCAGGAAAGGCCAAGAAATGAAAAAGCCAGTGAAGTTCACGCCCTGTAAGGGCTGCCCCAATCCCACCAAGTGCAAATCCATGGGCAAGTGCATGCTGAAGGCCGCGAAGTGAAGGGCCTCTATGCAAACATCGCCGCCAAAAAGGAGCGCATCAAGGCGGGCTCCGGCGAGAAAATGCGCAAGCCGGGTGACAAGGGTGCGCCCACGGCCGCCGCGTTCAAGGCATCAGCAAAGACGGCGAAGAAGAAATGAAAACTCCGGCCTGGACGCGCGCAGAAGGTAAGGCAAAATCCGGCGGATTGAATGCCAAAGGGCGCGCATCCGCCAAGGCCGAGGGCATGAACCTGAAGCCCCCGGTGAAAGCCGGAGACAACCCGCGCCGAGCCTCGTTCCTGGCCCGCATGGGCAATATGCCGGGGCCCGAGCGCAAGGATGGCGAACCGACGCGGCTTCTGTTATCCTTGAACGCATGGGGCGCGTCCAGCAAGGCCGACGCGAAAGCCAAGGCCAAGGCCATTTCGGCCCGCAATGAGGCGAAGAAGAAATGACCATCACGAATTACGGCACGCTGAAGACGGCCATCGCGGACACTTTGAACAGGGACGACCTTACCTCGGTCATCCCGTCTTTCGTCTCGCTGGCCCAGGCGCAGTTCAACCGCAAGATCCGCTCGCACCGCCAGATCACGCGGGGCAGCCTGACGATCGACGCGCAGTTCGAAGCCCTGCCGTCCAATTGGCTGGAAACGATCCGCATCACGATGGACGCCAGCCCGATCCGGGTGCTGACGCAGATCAGCATGGACGACCTGACGCGGTATCGCACGGCCATCGATAACACGACTGACGCGCCAGTTTACTTCGCTCACAACGGGACCGACATTGAGTTGTTCCCGACGCCGAGCACGTCCTACACGGCTGAAATCACTTACTACGCCAAGGTGACGGCGCTGTCGGCGGACGGTGATACCAACTGGCTGCTGACCAATCACCCTGATGTATACCTGTACGGATCTTTGGTGCATACTGCGCCATATCTGAAGGATGACGCTCGCATCGCTCTGTGGGCCGGGTTGCTGGCCCAAGGCATGAGCGAGATTGAAGATGAAAGCACCGCGGCCCGGTTCGGATCGCCACTGCGGATGAGGATGCGTTAAAAAATGGCCGACACAACGACGACGACGTATGCCCTGGTCAAGCCCGAAGTCGGCGCGTCTGCGGACACTTGGGGCACAAAGTTCAATACAACGCTCGACAGTCTGGATGATCTGCTCGACGGCACGACCGCGATCAAGCCCAATCTGACGGCAGGTCAGTGGAAGATCGGCGGGGTAGCGGTCACCTCAACCGCTGCCGAGTTGAACATCCTCGACGGGGTGACATCCACGGCGGCCGAACTCAATATCCTCGACGGGGTGACGGCCACGGCGGCGGAGATCAACGCGATTGATGGCGTCACAGCGACAGGGACGGCGCTGATTCGTGCTGCGGATGCGGCAGCAGGGAGAACCGCCATTAATGCGGCAGTGTTCCCAGCAACAGGCTCTGGCGTAGGCCAATGGCTGTCTATAACCAGCGGTGCGGCGAACGTTGCTCTGAACCTTCCGGCTGGCGGCACTTGGGCGTATTTTGCTATGTCAGTCAATAATTCGACTGGCGGTGTAACCAGTTTTGCGGCTTCGGTCGCCGCAGGCGGGACACAAATTTTTGCCGCGATTGCTGGAGTCAATCATTTCGGTTTCGCGTGGAGGATTTCATGACCTTTGAGGTCTTGCCTGCCCTCTGCTACATCATGAAGTCATAATATCGTGGCCGACGAACAGCGTCTTGAGCGCATGGAAAACAAGATCGACGAGTTGACCAAGGTAGTCACGTCGATGGCCCGCATCGAGGAGCGGATGATCACGCTGTTCAAGCGCATGGAAACATACGAGTTCCGGCACGATAACCTTGATGGCCGGATCGGCGATGTCGAGAAGACCGTCACCAAAACGGGTGTGGTGGACCAGGTACTGGAAAAGGGCTTTTGGGTCGTCATCGGCGGGGGCATTGCCTACGTCGTCAAGGTCTTCGGAGAGCAACCGTGAGACCGCTGAACGAGATCATTGTCCACTGCACGGCCACTAGGCCCGACTGGTGGGAAACCCGCACCACCGCGCAGAAGGTGGCAGAGGTCAAGCGGTGGCACGTTCAGGACCGCGGTTGGTCCGACATCGGGTATCACTTCCTGATCGACCGTGACGGCAAGGTGGTGGCCGGCAGGCCGCTGCAGGATGTCGGGGCGCACACGCAAGGCCACAACACCGGCACGATCGGCATCAGCCTGTTCGGCGGGCATGGCTCCGCGGCGACAGATGCTTTCGCGGAAAACTACACGCCAGAGCAGGACAAGGCTCTGCGTGATTTGATTGCCCACCTGCGGACGAACTATCCCAGCATCACCAAGGTCAGCGGGCATAACCAGTATGCCGCCAAAGCCTGCCCAGGGTTCAACGTGCCGACGTGGTATGGAGAGCAATCAACTACCCAGCCGCGCGCAACGCGCCTGGCATCATTCTTGAAAGGATGGACGAAATGACACACGATCAAGTAGGCGGCATTGTCCGCGCGCTGGTGGCCGCTGCTGGTGGCTACTTCGTCGGCCAGGGGCTTGTGGACTCCGAAACCATGCTGACCCTCGGCGGGGCCGTGACGACGCTCGTGGTGGCCGTTTGGTCGATCTATTCGAAGAAGAAGGCGTGAGCGAATTGCTGGCCATCACGGTTATCCTGATCGTGGTGGTCGTCCTGTTCGCCGTGGCCACCGGCCGGAAATCTGGCAGCAACGCCAAGGAAAAGCTTGAGGCCGTGCGCAAGGCCGAGGAGGTCAAAGATGAGGTCGAGGCCCTTCCTTCTGATACTTTGCGTGCTCGGGCTCGCCTCTGGGTGCGCAAGCCCAAGGGGTGACTTCTGCGACATTGCCGACCCAATATACTTTGGGCGCGATGATGTGGTAGACTGGCTTTCAGTAAATGATGAACCGCTCCTGCGCAGCATCGTCACCCACAACAGTCTGGTCGAAACATGCCCCTAGTACCGTTGCAACTCCCGCCCGGCGTCTACCGCAACGGGACCGACCTGCAGAGCGCGGGACGGTGGCGTGACGCATCTCTCGTGCGCTGGACGGACGGCACCATGCAGCCTGTCGGCGGGTGGCTGACGCGCGTCACGGTGACCGATCAGCCGCTGCGTGGCGCACTCGCCTGGCGCGATCTTGACGGCGATCGGTGGTTTGCCGCGGGCAGCCACTTGGGGCTGTTTGTCGGATCCGCCAGCAACACCATCACCAACATCACGCCAGGTTCGTTTGTCGGCGGCACTAAAGACGCGGCGGTCAACCTTGGCTACGGTGGTGGGTTCTACGGTACGGGCGCATACGGCATTGCGCGGCCCGACACGGGTACCTACAGCCCCGTCTCGACGTGGTCGCTGGACACCTGGGGCGAGTACCTCGTCGCCTGCAACCCCTACGACGGCCGCCTGCTGGAGTGGCAACTGAACACGGCGAACGACGCGGTCGCCATCACCAACGCGCCCACGGGCTGCGATGGCCTGATGGTGACGGAGGAACGGTTCCTGTTTGCCTTCGGGCCGGGTGGCAACTTCCGCCGCGTGCAGTGGTCCGATCGGGAGGACAACACGACGTGGACCCCGCTGGTCACGAACGAGGCGGGCGACATCGAGTTGCAGACGGCGGGGCAAATCATGCTCGGCATCCGGACACGCGGGCAAGCCCTGATCCTGACCGACCAAGACGCGCACACGGCGAGCTACCAGGGCCCCCCGTTCGTGTACGGCTTTGAACGGGTCGGATCCTCCTGCGGTGCCGTCTCCCGCCTGTGCGCGGCATCGGTGGACGCTGGCGTCTTCTGGATGGGGCCGGGCGACTTTCACGTTTACTCCGGCGGCGCCGTGAGTGAGGTTCCGTGCGAAGTGGCGGACTACGTCTTTGAAGACATCAACCGCACGCAAATCTCTAAGGTGGCCGCCGTGGCCAACGCCAGATACAACGAAATCTGGTGGTTTTACCCGTCCAGCAGCAGCTTGGAAAACGATCGATATGTGACCTACAACTACAAGGAAGGCCATTGGAGCACGGGCAGCCTAGCCCGCACCAGCGGCGTGGATGTCGGCATCTTCTCTACGCCGATCTGGATGACGCCCGCGGGCGTGGCGGTAAACCACGAAATCGGCAACCAGACGGACGGGGCTGAGGCGTTTGCCGAAAGCGGGCCGGTGCAGATCGCGACGGGCGACAACGTCATGAGCGCGCTGATGCTGATCCCGGACGAAAAAACGCAAGGCCAGGTTACGACAACCTTCCGCGCGCGGTTCTACCCGAACGACACCGAGCGGACTTACGGCCCGTATTCGATGGCCAACCCGACCGATCTGCGGTTCACCGGCCGGCAGGTATCGATGCGTGTCATTGGCGCACAGAACACGGACTGGCGGTGGGGCGTGCCGCGCGTTGACGTGCGCCAGGGCGGCCTGCGGTGAGGTTTGGCATCCCACCAGTCGGCGCCGACTACGGCACGTGGGCGAATGACCTGCGCCGCTGGCTGGCCCGGACGTGGGATAACCTGACGTTCAAGGACGCGGCCGCCTCTGCCACGCAGGACGGGACGCTGCTGTGGGATCCGTCGGGCGGCTATCCGACTGTCTCCAAGGATGGCGTGTGGCGGCAGATCGTGCTGGCCGATGGGTACGCTATTTTCAGCCAAGACGTTGATATAACGGC